CTGTCTTTATTAGTTCCATCAGTAGCCGTCAGCCTCCAATGCACATTATAAACTACATTTGATTTACCGCTTTTTGTTGGGTATGTATCACAAGTTTTACAATCCCATTCGTAAGATATTGCCATATTTATTCTCCTAGCCTTCTAAGGCTTCTATTCTAGTTTTTAAATCATCAATTATTGTTTGTTGTTCTTGTATAGCTTTTACTAATAATGGTGTAATTCTTCCATAATCCATGCCTTGCATCATTTCACCATCTTTTTCACCTGCTACTGCATCAGGAAATATTTCTTGAACTTCGTGAGCTATAAAACCTTCGCTAGATGTACCATCTTCTTTCCAATTAAATTTAACTGGCTTAAGTTCATTAAGTCTTTCTAAACCATTTTGTATTGGTTCTATATTTTCTTTTAATCTGTAATCAGAACCAGTATCGTAAGTAGTACCTGTATTTGATATTTTTATAAAACCAATTTCTGTTCCTGCGGAATTTCTATGTAATGAAAAAAAGTGAGTTGCCCCAGCTGTGGAGTTTTGTGTTTCTAAAAATGGATTAGATGGTGTGGCATTTCCAAATATTTGACCTCCTGTTCTTCCTGAACTTACACCTACTAAAATATTACCTGAAGTATCTATTCTCATTTTTTCAGAGTTAGCTGTACCAAAAGTTAAAGGATGAGAAGAAAAAGTAAATAATGCAGTCAAACCAGCAGAATCATTTGTAGCAAGAAATGATTTAACACTATTAGTATTAACATGCAAAAATGAATAATGATTAGCAGTGCTTGCTAATAATTCTACATGTGTTCCAGATAAACTATAAGTTGTCGGTGTATCTGTACCGATTCCAACATTTCCTGAACTATTAATACGCATGTGCTCACCATCAACGCCACCAAAGGTATATCCTGTAAAACCACTTTGTGTTCCACTAAAATCTAAAAGACCAGTTGATGCATTTCTACCTATTTTGTATTCTTCTGACCCTGCTGTTCTCAATCTTAATTGATCTGATGTAGTGCCTAAAATATCTAAGGCTGCACTAGGACTAGTCGTGCCAAGTCCAAGGTTACCAGAATTGTCTATTTTTGCTCTAAAAGTATTATTAGTATAAAAGTTTATATCGGCGTCTTTTGTTTGATAAATCATAGCATCGCCTGTTGTATTACCCTCAATACCAACAAAAAACAAATTTGTATTATGGTCATTGGCAAATGCTATGTTTGCACCTACTCCTGATCCTGAACCATGTATGTCAACTAATGTATTTCCACCTGTTAATGATGATTGACCTATTGCAATTCCACCCGAAGAGCCTATACGCATCCTTTCTGTGAATGTAGTACCATCTGTAGAGTTACCAAACAATATTGCGTTATTACTACCACCTGCAGTATCAGCAGCACCTATAAATGTTGCACCACTATTATTAGAAAATGTACCAAATTGTGTAGTATTGCTAGACCTATTTATTCTTATGCCCTCATACCAGTTTGCAGAACCTTGTTTGATTTCAAGTTTTGAGTCTACCGTTGTTTCACCAATCCCAACATTTCCTGCTGATGTAACAGTCATTTTCGTAGTTGCCGCTTCGCTTGCCCCTGTCATAAAAGCCAAGCTAGTAGCATTACTAGAAGCACTAAAATCACCTTCTGAAATAGCCTGTATAGCTGCTGCTACTAAAATTGCATCTGTTCCTGTACCCTCGTCTGGTGCTTGAAAAGATATTTTTCCTAGTACATCATCTGCTGCTATATCTGTTTCAGATGTTTGTAGAGTAAGAGACATAGGATTATCGTCTCCTGTGCCTACATTTTTTAAATTTACGGCCCCAGCTTCAGTAAGAGAAATGATTGGTGTTGTGCCAACTGTTGATCCCAAACCAATCACTAAATCGTCTGCTGAATCATCTAATCCAATATAAAAATCTTGTGCGTTACCATCAAAAACAAGTTTAGTATCTTCAGCAGTAGCGTCACCTATTGTTAAAGTTGTGCCATTTACAGATAAGCTATCTGTGACTTGTAAATCTGTAAAAGCATCTAATACGGCTGCACCTGAACCTGCTCCATCTAACTGAACTACTGCTACTTTTCCGTTTGCTATTGTTACATTTGAGCCTGAGCCTTGAGAGATAATGATATTATAAGGTCCGCTACTGCCTGAATCAGTAGTAGCATTTTCTATAATGTGCACTCTTTTCATGGTGTTTGGACCAATGGTTATCGTGCAATCAGAGTCTAAAGCACCTGTGTACTTTAAATATATAGCTCTACCTGCATCAGAGCTTCCGTCTGCAACAGTAGTTGTGTGAGTGTTAGCATTAGTAGTAATAGCTTCAGTGCCTATTCCTAAAGCCTCTCCGATTAATTCAAGGTTAGTATTGGTAGATGTACCCCAAGTACCTGACTCATCACCAGTTGCGATTTCTTTTAATCGTAAATTATTTACATAAGTTGCCATATTTTATGCTACCTCTTCCCAATTTGGAGTTTGTGTTTCATTAATTTCAGCAAAGGATGAACTTTGGTCAGTATTTATATTAGCATAATTTTTTGTTTGTGTATCATCTATTAGCGACCAAACTAATACCCCACCAACTTCACCAGCACAAGACACACCTGTTAAAGTAACAGTGGCTTTGGATATTGTTGTTATAGATCCAACATTTCCAGATGCAGAATTACCATCAATATTAAATTTAGCGTTGTGATGTACGGTTACAGATCCAACGGAGGATGTTGCCGAAAGGCCTGAAATCACTACATTTGCTTCTCCATCAACATCTACGCTTACACTACCAAGTGTGGCCACAGCACTAGGAGCGTTTGCAACTGCATCACCGTTTACGCCAACCCCACCAACTGCGGTTGTACCTACTTGTGAACTGGGTGTTACATTTGCTTTAGCAACAATTGTAAGAGATCCTACGGCACTTGTGCCTACTTGTGAAGATGGTGTGACATTAGCTTTTGCTACTACTGTGAGAGTTCCAAGAGCTGAAGTAGCAGATACTCCACTTGGACTAACATTAGACTCACAATCGAAAGTAAGTGTACCTACCGCTGAAGTGCCAACTTGTGATGATGGAGTTACGTTAGCTTTAGCTACAATAGAAACAGTGCCTAATGCACTTGTAGCTGCTAAACCTGTAAGAGTAACTGGTACGGGTTCGCCCCAAGCACCTTCACCCCAGGTGCCTCGACCCCAACCAGTTATATTAGCCATATTAGGCTAGACTAAGCTATTCTTATAATAGCCGTACTTGCTGCTGCAGCTGGAAAAACTATTGTAAAATCTCCTGCAGTTGATGTTTTATCACCACCAAAGTCGATCGTAGCTACAGATTTATTACTATCAGTAGAGTTGTAAATCATACAACCTCTAGCAGTAATTGTAGCTGTACCAAAAGTTAAATCAGCAAAATCAGTAAAACCTGTCGTGCCACTTGAAGTAGGATCTACTCTTGTTAAATTACTACCGCCAGATGTGTAGTTAGTACCACTAGCTTGTCCTGTTGTAGTAAAAGCTGTAGTGGTAGCACCTAAAGTAGCTGAGCTTGTATATAGAGCTAGTTTAAAAGTATCTCCGCCTGAGTTTTTGAAGTTATGCACTGCTTCAAGAAGTTCTTTCTTAAAACTTGTGGTTAATGTTGATGAAATAGCCATATTAAATCCTTTTAATTATATCTGCTAACTCCGTATCACCAGACTTTGCAAAGTCTTGTATCAAAGTAGCTTTATAAGATTTTATAGCATTTTTTATATAAATCAAACAAACTTGGTAAATAGCATCTCTATAAGCTACAGCTTGTTCTTTTATATATGGATCTTCACTATTGCTAGTGCTAACTATTTTTTCTGTAAGTCTTTCTGCCCAAAACTCTGGAGGATGTCCACCATAATTACTTGTTTTGGCCTCTATAAGACCTAATCCAGGCATACCTGCTGGTGTAATTTCATCTACCATTTTTTTGGCTCTGGTGGTTTTAAATGTGAGTCATTTCGATCTATTAGTGTTGGCTGTTGTCTATGTTCAACAATATCTAGATTACTAATTCTTTCTAGTTTGATACCATCTTCTCCAACCAAAATTATGTAAGGATTTTCTAGCCTATGGTAACCATAAAGTTTCTGTTCTGCTGGTACATCTGTATCTAATAAACTAGAGGTATGTGCTACTTCAACTTGCATACCTGCTGATATACATTTACTTAGCCAAAATTCAACACATGCTCTACCAGACTCTGCAAAATGTAAATTACCTTTGTAACTAAAATCTACACCAAACATTTTAAGATTAGCTACTTCATTCCAATATGCAAACGCAACAGCATATGCGACTGTATTATTAAGATAATGGCAATTAGAATATTGTACTACTTCCTCTAAAGGATATTCGACAAGACCAGGGCAACGATCATCTAATTCACATGTATATATCGGACCCTCATGCTTCTGGAGCATTTCTGTCATACTTTCAGTCTGACCTCCTGCATCATCTGTATCTAAAAATCTTGATGCGGGATCCATCATAAATACTCTATCATGGTATATTACTGATGCTACACCATTTATAGCCCATACCTCATCAAAGTGTACGCCATGCGATTTTGCTAAATTATAATCAAACCAGCTTTTACCCATACCAACTATGGCAACTGTTTTGCCTTTAAGACTTTCTGTTTGTTTCATTTATTTTAAGATACCGTAGTCCTCAAAGAGTCATATCGATATTCATCTCTCCTTCCGCGAGCTTCAGCAAGGTTTTTAAGCCTTGTTATTTCTAGTAAAAAGCGTTGCTCGTACTGCTGTTGCATATCGCTTTCACCTTTTAAAAATATGTTTGCTTCTACTAAAGATCCATACAATAAAGCATTTCTAGCATTATTAGAAATCCATGTGCCTGTGGTATCAGTGACTAAAGAATTAGGTTTAAATAAATAATGCAGTTCAACATTATAATCTGCATCTGGTACAGGGCTTACAATTAAAGTAGAACCATTATCACTAGCTGTTGATAACTCTTTATCAAAATCTGCGTAGTATAAAGGTTGTCCTCTTGCACTAGTATCTGTCGGATCAACACTAAACTCACGCATGAATGTCGGATGTTTTTTATCTAAATATTTATAGTCACCATTACCATCAATGACGGCAAGTGAAAAACTCATTTGAAAATCTGTCGGAGCCGTAAGGTATGTATTGCCAGTTGTAAGATTACCCGTAACATTTTTGCGAAAAAAATCAAACTGTATTAGTTCAAATATTCTTTCTTCTGCATTTTTTATAAAATCATCTAGTGTATTAACAAATGTAGTTTCACTATTTTCAACATAGTTTTGAATAAGTGTTTTAAGTTCAGATAAGGTCATGTAACTATTGTAACCTCGCCAACATTACCTGTCATCTTAGTCATTGTAAAGTTAGTAGGTAAAGTAGATGGATTTAAATAATCTGGTATTAAAATATTAGACTGCACCACAACAACAAAGCCTTCTCCCTCTTCTTGATCATTGTTTGGTCTTGGTCTATATAATGCTTCTGGATCTGCAGTTGCAGTTAATGGTTCAAGCTGTGGATGTTTTGGTTCATAACAATCAGGACAAACCTTTGCACCATTCCACTCTTCTTTAAGTTCGCTCAATTTATATTCAAAAGAACAGCGATCACATAAACCTTTTGCAAACTTGCCAAGTGCGTACGCCATCAATTCATCCTTATATCAGGTCTTACTCTAAATGATGCTCTGTCTTCATCTTGATCGGCTGCTCGTCTAAATTCTTCTTCATACAGAGCTTTGAGCTGTGGAGTAAGTTGTGGATTCTTTTTTTGTGATAAGTAATAGGCTAAACCTGCAACAAAACAAGGATAAAACCTGAATGGCATATCCATGGTATTAGTGCCTTTGTCTGCATCATCCATTCTGACAAGTTTATTAAATACTAATATATCTGTACTATTTTCTGGTGCAGGCCATATTTTTAATGCTGGAGTTGTTAATTTATCAAAGAAAAATTGTGATGGTCTAGCTTTTGTGGTTTTGTTAGGTATGTTTAGATATTCTGATCTACTGATTCTGTTAATACTAATATCTGTTTGAGTTTGATTAATTGTTCTACGTAGAACAACATCTAATACATCAATAACATTGGGATTAAGTGAATAACTTGTAGTGCCTTCAGTCACAGTTTGTGTGGCTTCTTCAATTGTCCACTGATTTAATCCCCTATTAGCCCATTCAGCTAACATTAGATTAACACTTCTTATGGCTGTTTTAAGATCATATCCTGTTCTTAATTCTGCACCACAACGTTCATACGCTTCTTCTATGAACTCTGTAACATTTGGTTCAAAGTTTGTACTACCAGAGAGAGACATTATTTTTTCTTCTTAGTTTTTTTAAGAGATCTTTCTATCTGTCTAGCTTGTTTTGCGTGTAACTTTGAAGCACCTTTCAGCTCTTTAATAAGTTTTCTTTTTGCTGTTACGCTTAATTCTGCCATTATTTATACCTATCATCTTGGTTATATAGATTGTCAAACGTTATATTTGAATCCATATAACTATCATGTTTTTCTGCTGAATGAATCCATTGACTTGGAGAAAAGTCTGGTGGACCTTCACCAACACGCCATAAAGCTGGATTTGTAGCTCTAACTCTATTGTTAGGTAAAGCTATAAAATTACCAGTGTATTCACCCGCGTCAGTTAAGTATAGCACATGACTTTGTTTATGTTGTGCAGAATCATCAGCAATACTATGTTCTGTGTAATCTACGGTAAACATATAAGTACCCGTATGAAACTCTCCGTCAATTTTACATATCCAGGGTGAGGAACTAACACGGTCTAAAACAACCACTGAATGATGATGTGATAAACAGTCCCAGGGTTGTGCTAAGTGATCCTCCATAGGCTCAGGCCATTCTTCTAATGGCACATCCGCTATCAATGCCTGTATAGGCATACGTGCCCACATAGCACCACCATGTATATTTTCATCCGTGTTATCTTCAAGATCTGTTTCACAGCCTGTAAAAACAACCTGAAAAGACAGCGATCTGTCTGGAATTGTATTCACGGCAAAAGCTAACGCATGTAAGTATTCACCATGATACTTTTGATGATTAGCTGTAAATTCTTTTCTTACCCAGCATTTAAACTGTGGTATGTTTGATATTAAATAAGACAAAGTAACCCCCTTTATCTAATAATTTATATTAAGCACCGCCTTTAGACATATATTTGGAAGCTTTGCCCCCTTTTGCCATGTACTTTGAAGCTTTGCCACCTTTAGCCATATATTTTGAGGCTTTTCCCCCCATAGCCATATATTTAGACGCTTTACCACCTTTAGCCATGTATTTTGAAGCCTTGCCTCCCTTTGCCATATATTTAGAGGCCTTACCTCCTTTAGCCATATACTTAGAAGCCTTTCCGCCTTTCGCCATGTATTTAGTAGCTTTACCACCTTTTGCCATATATTTTGTAGCTTTACCGCCTTTAGACATGTATTTACTGCCTTTAGAACGACCGCCACTTGCATAATATTTAGTCCTTTTAAACATAATTAATCCTTTTTCTTTGGTCTGCCTTTTTTAGCAGTGTTTTTTTTTGCAGGAGCTTTTTTCTTTGGCATATTATAATAAACACGCTCATTAGATACTTGCTCGTCTGGTCGAACTTTTGCGTTTAATCTAGCTTGTAGTTTTGGATCTTCTGATTTTTTCTTTGGCATTTTATCTCCTAACTAATGGTTGTAACTTTTCTACGGTTATTCATTACAGCTCCACAACCTTTAGCTATAAAACCACCGTCTTTCATTTTAGCACGGTTTTGTTTTTTCATGGCTTTTTCTATCGCCATGCCTCTTTTCATCTCATATGAAGATATTTTACCATCTTTATTTAAATCTGCTTTTTGTTTATTTTTTAACATAGTTCCTCCTGTTTTCATTGACACTCTAGCTTTTTTTGTATTTGCTACAACTGTTTTACCTTTTCTACCAGCAGCTTTCTTTTTTCTAGCTGTTTTTGCTCGTTCTGCTTTACTTAAACTTTGTGCTTTTGCTTTTGGTAAACAACGATCTGGATTTTTTTTATCTTTACTTGTACCACATGGTCCTTTTATGGATCCATCGGTACCAATACGCACCCAGTTTTGTTTTCTCCACTCTGCTAACTGACCCATTATCTTAATCTTTCTTTCATAACTATACCTTGACCTCTTATAGAAACAAAACCACCTGTGGCTTTTTTCTTTCTTTTCTTACTTCCTTTAGCGTAGTTTGGGTCTTTACAATATTTTGATGCAGCCATATTTGCATATGCTGAAGGATATGTATCAAAAGTACGCTTTGCCCATGCTTTGCCTTCTGGACAAATTTTGCCACCGCTTTTTACCTTACCGCCTTTTTTCATTTTTATAGACTTTAGAGTTTTTGCTTGTGCAGCATGCGTTTTACTTGCTTTTTGCAAGCCTTTGATAACTTTATTTAATTTCTTTTTTGCCATTATTTTATTCTACCATGTTTTCTTCTTATCGCATCTTTGCCTCTTCTAAATATTTCTGCTTGCCTAGGCTTGCCTCCATACTTAGATCTTTGTTCGCCAACTGTCAGTATTTGAATTAATCTAGCAAATGGTTTTTTTGTTTTTTTTACTTTTGCAACAGTATCTCTAGCATCTTGCACTGTTGCATATTTGATTGAAACTGTATCTTTTGGATTTTCATCGGTATACAACCTTCGACCTGACCCTTTTGGTTTTTTACCTGTGCCTACTTTTGGATCTGATTTAGCCATTTAACACTTCCATCTTCTTCTAGCTTGCCTTATTCTTGAATTAGGATTATTTCTTGTTTTTGCAGAACTTTTCTTTAACTGACCAAGTGATCTTGCACAAAAAGACTTTCTCCTTTTTGCCGCTTTACTACCTTTTTTAACTTTGCCAGTAACGGCACCTTTTAATTTTGAGCCTGGATTGGCTTTACGATATGCTTTTATGCCCTTACGGGTCATTCCCGCCCCTTTTTTAGTGGGGCGGTAATTACCACCTTTTCCAGTTGTTCTACGGATCTGTTTAGCTGGTTTTCTGGTAGCCATTCATTTAATAGTTCTTATTCAATACCAAAATAATAGAATAAGCATCACCACTTGAGTGGCCTACAGTCGTAAAGTCAATATCTCCCGTCACTCCAGAACCCGCGTTATTAGGTATACCACTAAATCTATCATCATAGTATTCATCACCTGTGCTATCTGCTGGTAATGGAATAGCTAAAACATTAGTTGATGCGTCAAATTCAATGTCTACACCCATGCCTCTAGTAGCCCAATAAATACGTGCTATAGAAACGCTAGTGCAAGAAACACCTAAATCATTAGGTTGTAATGCTGAAACATCTACTTTTTTTACAGAAGATTCTCCTGTGCCATCAGATTCATTAGTAAACTTTAATATTGCAACTCTATCAGTATCCTGAATAGTTTGCGAAGTTACTGTATCAGCCATTGTTTACTCCTATCTTTCGCAAATTACATTTACGTAATCGATTGTCATAGTTTTAGCTGCTGCTTCACCATTTTGAATACCAAATGACACCGTTAGTTCTTCGTCATCTGGTAAATTAGTGTTTACAACACCTACTGGTTCCGCCTCACCTATGAAGTAAGAAACTTGCGATGTATTTGGATCTATAAAGAAACCAACTGTTACAAAAGTATCATCAGCTAATGTGGTTACTGCAGCAGTAGTAGTATCTGTGCCGTCTTTTTCAATATGAAAGTCTAGGTTAGTATCACCGTCATCTTTCATAAAATAAACACCGTCACTAACTGCTAATGGTGTGGTATCGGTTATTTGCAAACCCATAACAACGTCAGATTGTGTCGCATCACTAACTTTAAATCTAGCTTCAAAAAAAGCTCTTTTACTACTACTTAGTTTAAAAGACTCGCCTTTTAATTGTAAAAAGTCTAAATCATTATCTCCAGCAGCATTAGTAAGCAATAGTTGGCCACCTGCACCAGAAGTTAAAGCCTCTGTTGCTGAGCCAGTACCTGCTTCAGTCGTTGTTATTGTAAAGTCACCTGAATTGTAAGTCATAAAATCATTTGCATATTGATAAAATAACGTACTTGATGGATTCACATGAAACATAGGAACATCTTTCTTATGTTTTGTTGCTACAGTATTACCTGCATTTAGGATTAAGTTTTGAAAATGTGGATTAGCCATTATGAACTCCTTTACTTGTATTAATGGAAATCGAAATCGATCCTCATTAAGCTAATTAATTTTAAACTACCTTGAGTTTACACCTAGAAATCAAAGTAATCAACAAAAAAAAGGGAGCCGAAGCTCCCTTAAGAATTGTAGTTGAGTGAGAAACGCTACAATAAATCGTTCCTTAAGCTCCTTGAGAACCGAAAACGGCTCTAAAGTTTGAATATCCGAAGCTATAACGCTCTCTAGCCTTATATCTCATGTTGCCTGTATCGAAGTCACCTTCCAATGATGTTGTCATTGGAGATCTTTCAAAATACTTAAATCCATCAGGACAGTCTGTTTTCAAGAAGAAAGCATCTGTGTCTGTTAGATAGTTGTTTACAACATAACCATCAGGAATCATACCAGTATTGTTGATAGCGTTGATGTCGTTATCAGATGTAGCAACTCTACCTGGAGTTTGCAGTAATCTGTCAGCGACAAACACTAATTGTGGTGGAACGATGAGTTTCATACCTTTCAACGCTATATTTAGACCTCTATCATCAGTAAATGTAGAGATACTAATTAAAGCATCTTCAAGTGAAGTTTCATTCAAGTCCGCCATAGTGGTAGCCCTGTTTGCTAGTGAACCGCCTCCGCCTAGTGGATGATCTGTAGCGATCAACACTTTGCCATCTCCACCTACTGTAGAGAACGCATTGTTCAATACAGCTGCAGCTTTGATTTGCTTTGTGTTAGCCATAGATCTAGCTAGTGCTTTGGTATATCTTGCTCCGAGTCTATCATATAGATTATCTTCAACTGCTTCTTCAGTTAGTGCGAAAGCTAAAGCTACTGTCTCGTGGGTGTAACGTGATGTATAACCTTCGTTAGCTGTATCAAATCTGACACCACTACCTTCTGATTTTACCTCTGCATTACCGAATCCTACGATAAGAGTTTCTTCTTCAAACGCTCTATCAGAAGTTTCTGTATCAAAAATTTCTAAATGTTGAGCTTCGTATCGGGCATATTCCATACCGAACAAAGCATTTAGACCTGGCTCTAATTCTTTCGCTAATTGCGCTCTATTTATTGCCATTATTTATACTCCTGTTGGATCGATATAGAAATGCTCATTAAATTTAACAATAACGTTTACATTAGCTGAGCCTGTTGTGCTGTTGTCTGGATCACTCGAGAATCCCATGATTCTGAAAGTCGCAGTTGTCGCCGCTGTTGTTCCAGATAATTCTACGGCTGACATACCAGTTTTGGTAGAGCCAGCAGTATATGAAATATCTGCATTCAAACCAACATCGGTTTGAGCTGGAGAACCTGCACTTTGGATTTCAAATACAGCATTAGGGTCATCATGTACAAACGCTACTATATCAGACGCTACAGTGCCATCAGGATAATGAGATTTAAATACAACATCACCGTTAGTATCGGTAAATTGACAACCTCTAAATACACCAATGGACTCATCACCAGCAGCAGCTACTAAAATAGTACCTGCGTTGGTCATTTTCACTAAATCGCCTGAAAAAATATTCCCTGAAGCACCAGAGGCAATTTTGTATTCTGTTGTTCCATTAGTTGTAACGCCAGAACCTAATTTACCTACAAGTCTTGCTCCAAATGGGGCATCTTTGTTAGCCATAATAAGTCACCTTATATTTGTTTATTAGTTTTAGTAATCAACTACGTTGACCACCGCCAAAAGTTACTTTGCTTTTTCTCTCTGGACTTAATATCGGAGAGTTTGGATCTGATTCCCTCATAAGATCATTATCAATAGCTTGTTGCTGTGTTTGTGCACGTTGTGCGAAATAGGAGTTTCTCTCTTCACGTGTTTCATTAGGAATCTTAGCCAAAAGCAGACCACCTCTTGCAACCACACCTGCGTGTTGACCTTGTTGCATTGAATCGTATTTGTTTTGATCTTCTTGACTTAACTGATCAGATCTAACGAGTTCAAAGCCCTCGCTTAGTCTGGCAGTTATGTTTTTTCGATCTTCAACGCCTACATTCTCAGCTCTGATCCACCTGTAGGTATAACCATCAGGTGCAGGTGGAGTTTCCAAAGTAGATGGGGGGCTCCATGGTTTGCGAGCGACTTTTTCAGCTCGAGTGTCAGCAGAACGTGGTGTTCTGTTATTTGTTTTATTGTTATTTTCTGTCATAACTATTACCTTTTAACATATTTTGCGTACTCTGTTAAGGGTACGTTTAATCTTTTTGCCATTTGTACTTCTGCTGGCGACAACTTAACTTGTCTTTTTGAGCTAGTATTACCAGCTACTCTGCCTGCTGAAGCCACCTTTTGTTGAGGCTTCGATGTAGCAGAAGACTCTTCAAACTTGTGCGGAAAATTTATCCTTAATCTTTTATCAACTTCATTATAATATTCATCAGTTTTAGGATCATACCCTTCTTGAATTAATTTTTGGTCTATTGAAAAAGCAGCTAATGTCATTATTTCATCTTCACCAAACCAAGTATTATTTTCAACCCACGCCTCTTGTTTTTCATCAAGTTTGGGAGGTGGTTGATAACCTTGAATTGGTTGTTGCACATTTTGTTGAATTTGTGTTGGTTGTGCTTGTTCTAAGGGTGGTTCTTGTTCTAGTGCTACTTTTGAAGCATTTACTTTCGCTTCTTCAACGGCTATTTTTGCTAAAACCTCCTGTGCCTTTGCAACTTTATCGTAGTCTTGCACCTCGTGTGCTGATTTTAATGCTGTGGTAGCTTGCTGTTTTTGTGATTTAAGCCTATTTTCCGCCTCCATTAAATAAGATCTGTCTAAATTAGAGGTTTTTGCTTTTAACTGTTCGTTTTCTGCTGCAGTCCTTTTTGCATATTCATAAGCAGACTCTTGCCCACGCTCTGCTTCTCTTAATTTTCTTGTTAACGTGTTTATTCGCTTTTGGACACTTTTTGAATAATCTTCAAGCTCTTCTTCTTGTTTTGCTTCTGGCGTGTCTGAAACATCCTCTATTTGAGCGTCTGCTTCTTTGTCCGCAGGCTCCATAGGTATTTCAGTTTTAGGTTGTTCCTCCTCTATTGGTTCTAATTCTACAACCTCGCCCTCTTCGACTTGTTCTTCTTCTAAAACTTTTGCGTTTTCTTCTGCCATTTTTTCTCCTTATACTGCAAGAATATCATTAGGATCTAGTATTGTTGCAATTACTTCATCATCATTAATGATTCTACATTCAGATTCATCGCCGAGTTTGAATCTTGCACCAGCATATCTTCCTATCAATACCCATTGTTTTTCTTGGCACCAGGCTTTATCAAATTTTGATGTGTCTTTGTAACAATCTGGCCCCATCTTTACCACATACCCAACAACAGTAGCTAAAGATTCTCTATCTACAGTTTGTTGTACTAAGTGAATACCACCATCAGTAACACCCTTACCCGCATAAGGTAGGATAAGCATCCGCCAGCCTGTTGGTTGTGGCATACGCTCTAATACTGATTTTTCTAAAAGAGTTGGATCTAAAACCCTAGCTGATTCTTTGACATATGCTGGGTTTTCTTTTTTAGTAGCACCACCATCCTCTGTTGGTGTTTCTACTGCATTTTTGTTTTGTAGTTTTTGCTCTGCCTCGATAGACTTTGCAACATGATCAGGTACTTGTATCTGTGTCATCTTGTTGTAGTTTTCCTAGCAGTTCTCTAAATATATTTTCTGTGTCGGCGAGAGAACTGTACCGCCCACGCAGATATTCATACTGAGAGAAGTCTTTGCAACCTGCTAACATAGCATCTTTCGTGTCTTCTCTTCTGGCTTCAAGTTCTTTTAAAAACTTGTTCGCAAGCCAAACTGAATCCATTAATAAATGCCAGAGAACTTGCCACCAAACTCAGCAGCACCCATACCTCTAGCTTTACCTTTTCCCATTCCTGGTTTAGGTGTGGTATTAGCATCAAACGTACCAGCGTCAGTTTTTAAAGATACGTTACCTTTATTGCTATAGCTGTTTTTATTATTTAATGCTGTAGGTGTTTTCTGTTGATTTATTTCTGTTCTTTTAATCATGTGCTTTATTATGTTGAATGATTTTTAAATTTGCAAGTGTTAATTTTTATTTTGTATGTCCATCATTTTAAAACGAGCTTGCTGTTCTAGTCTTGCTCTAGCTGTTTCATCTCGTAGCTCCGCAATATCTTCCATAGAGTTTATTCTTTCTCTATCAACGTTTATTCTGCTTTGTGCGTCCATAGCTTTTCGTTTTTCTTCTTGTAAGAATTGTTGCTGTTCTAATGAAAGCTCTTGTCCTTTGAGTGCAAGTTCTTGCTTTCTAATAGCAACTAATGGATCTTCATCACTAGGATCTGCAACACTTTGACTGTATTCAGTAATAAGCTGAGCCATAATTGGTGCTGAAAATTGTGCTAGTAAATCACCTGCTTGCTGTACTAATTGTTCTGCCTCAGCTGGACTAACTTGTTGTGCTTGTTGTTGTATTTGTTGAAACTGTTGTTGCACCTCGGGTGTCATTTGTTGTTCACCCAATATATCTGCTTTCATCTGTAAATGTTGCATAATATGTGAGTGTATCAAAGCTTGCACCTGAGCGTTCATTTGTACTGGTGGTGTTTTTAATAATGCAATATGCGTAGCTATGTGAGCATCATGGTTTTGTTGTCCAAACGCTTGTGCTTGCTGACCAAGTAAAAGTTTATTATTTTCAAACCCAGCTTCTAATGGTCTAGGATCCGTCGGTGGGGGTGGTGTTAATATTTGCTCAATATTATCTACACCTATTGCTGCATACATGCGTTTATAAGATTCGTAAATACCATTAGGACCATGTACTTGTGGGTTTGATTGTACTAGTGCCATCATCTCTTGTGCCATCGCAATACGCTGTGATTGACTAAAAATATCGGGATTTGATATTGGGAAAATATCAATATTGTCATCAAAATCAGATAGTTTTATAGTAGCGTTGCCATTTGCAATAGCATATGGATATTCTGGAGGTAGATATTCTTGAAATACTTGTGCTAATAAACGAAACTCTTTCTTTTGTGAGTTATGTAGTCTTTTATGTATAGCTGATAAAACCTTAGTAGATCTCTCTAATAAAGCTAATGTTGTACCTACTGGAGCATTTGGATTACCCTGGCCTGTATTTATTTCAGCAATAGAAGCAAACTTTTTACCACCATCTACTAATATACCTAATAAATTTAACAGTGTGCCACTAGGTTCTTTAAACGGTAAGGGTTGTATGGATTCTCTTAAAGATCCGCCTGGAGCATCAACATCTCTAAACTCTCCTGGCTGTATGGGAGTGTCCTCATCTCTGATTCTTATACCACGTGTTTTAAAACCAGCAGGTAAGTTAGCAAGTGTACCAGCGTCAATAAGCTGTCTCAATATTGATGTAGAAGCTTTGGACAAACCACCAATCATATGTGTTAAACCAAAGCCATAAAAACCTAAACCAGGTAAAAACTTGAAATGCACAAAGTATTCTATTTTGTTTTTTAGTCTATCGTCTTCTTTGTAATTTCTACGTATGGACAATATATCATTAGAATTTGCATCTATAGTTACTATGTATGGTAGTTTTACACCCGTTAGTTCGCCATCCTCGTTTACGTCTTCAAAGCCGTCTATCTCTAAATTACAGTGTACTTCATATAATATTGATACTTCTCCTGTATCATAGCTTGGCTCCATACCTGTGAGCTTGTTGATTTCTTCTTTAGCATCTGAATACATATCGGCATCATCGCCTGTTTGTATGTCTATTTTGCGATAAAAACCTAATGCTTGTAGTTTTTTAACTTCATTTTCAGGCATTTTTACCACATTGGTGATACGAGGACAGGTTTCTAGATCAGTAGTGAAATAAGGAACAATAAGATCTTCGGGGGCTACAAATTTAGAAACTGCTCTACCTAAAGCCTCGTCATAGTATATTTTTTTAAATGCTGAACCAGCTAAAGGCAAATAAAACAACATTTGGTCTAACTCTTCATCAAACTCTTCCATCACATGAGTTATCTGATAGTTCATAAATTCTTTCACTCTTTGGGCTTGTTCTTCTACAGCAGAATCATATGCACCAATAATCTGAGTTTTTACAGGTCCACCAGATGGCAAGAGTTCTTTATAAGCTTGTGCTTGAAAAGTTGTCACTGCCTCACCAAGTAAAGGATGTATAACTCCAGAAGCACCTTCAAAAGGCTCAGATCTTTCGTCATCAAACTTCATACCTAAATATTTCAGACCATCAGTGTATGTTCGCTCCCAATCTTCTCTAGATGATTTATCTTTTTCAATGCCGTCAACAAGTTCATTAGCAATACGATTTAAGTCTTGTTCACTCATAGACTCAGCTAAATTTTCATCAAACCCTGTATCTATTTGCTCTTGCATACTTGATTCTAAAATAGCACTACCATCGTCTTGCATTACAAAATCTTCTTCTCTTGCATCTTCAATAGCGGCTAAAGCTACTTCCATGCCTTCATCACCTAGTGGTATTTGGTTTTCTTCGTTAAGTACGGTTGGGTTGATGTCTTTTTCTATTGCCATTAATAATATACCCTTCTAACTGGTGCTTTTTCTTGATCTGAATAGTCATCGTCAAGCGATACTAAACCACCCTCTCTAAATCTCATTAGAGCTTGAGTCATAGTATCACATAAATCGTCATTTTTTCCAAAAGGAAAAGCTGCACACTCTTCGATCATTTCCTCTGCAAACTTACGTTGTGGTGCATAGACGAGATTAGATTCAAATATGGGTGCTACCGAATGCATCCTAGTATTTTTATCATGCCCTCTAGTTGGTGAATAATTTACTACAGGAATGCCTAGTCTTCTAAGTTCATGAGTAAGTGGCGTACCAGATGCTTTTGCTTCTATCAATGTCATATCTGGCTCCCAATATTTGTATTCATTGTATGCAATACGTTTAAGTTCAGGAAAGTCCCAACGACCTTTTTGAGCATCAAGCAAAATCAGACAATCAGGCGAATCTGGAGTTGGCTGAAACACACCCCAAGTAGATATTGCAGAATAGTCAGAGTTTTCTTTTTTTGAATAAGCGGTATCGTAGCTTTGTATTATGTAGCTTACTCCTGGTAATTCATCGTGTTCCCATATATTCCACCACTCACGTTTTATAATTGAACCCTCTTCAGATGTTGGGTTCTGCATCCATTGTGCGTTCCATTTTTGAACGGGTAGTGATGCTTTTACCTTTTCTAACTCATCTAATTGCCAAAACTCTGGCCATAGTGCATTGTTTGTGTCAGGGAATATAGCAGGAAACTCTACGATTTCCCACTGATCTGCAGCTTCTTCTTTCTGTGCATCCAGTAATTTTGCAGTTAAATCAATGGTGCTCCATCTAGTCATAACCAATATGATGGCACCACCTGGTTGCAAACGCTGTCTAGGTCCAGACGTGTACCATTCGTAACAAGATTCAAGAGCACTAGGACTCAGAGCATCTTGTTCAGAGTGTGGATCATCAATAATAAGTAAGTCTGCACCACGACCTGTTATAGCACCACCGACACCAGCTGCAAAGTATTCACCACCTTTGTTGGTTTCCCATCTACCTGCTGACTTAGAATCAGCTTGGAGCTCAACTTTGTCAAAGATACGCTTATATTCATCAGTATCCATCATATTTCTGACCTTACGACCAAACCTTACAGCTAGTTCGCCCGTGTGAGTAGTCTGCATAATCTTACGATTTGGTTGTTTACCCATGATCCAAGCTGGAAAATAGGTAGAACAAAACTCTGATTTGGTGTGTCTAGGGGGCATATTTACGATTAAACGGTTGATTTTGCCGTTTGCTACGTCTTCTAGCTTTTGTGCAAAGATTTTGTGATGTCGACCACAAATAAACTCTGGCCACATGTATTTAACGTACTCTAAGAAGCTATCTTGACACTTTGATTGGTTTTTCAGTAGTTCAAGGCGTTCTTTAAGAACTAAGGTTTCTTTTATTTCTTGGTCAGATAGGTGTGCTAGATTCATAACTCGGCTAACATTTTATCAATATCTACAGGTCCACCAAGCTTAAATGCGTTTATGCCTTGCTCTGCAATGGCTTTTTTTACATCATCTGTAAATTTAAGATAGGTGCCGTCAAATTCAGTATCGGTATTTTTAACTTGTGTTAGAATTTTATTTTTTTGATTACCTAGTCCTAATTCTTGAATTATTTGATTTAACTCTTTCTCACCTCTAACATATTTTTCTAAAACACGTTGTCCAGTTTTTTCTGCAGGATCCGCACCCTCGCTAATAGCCTGTGCTCTGCCTATATGCACACCATCTCTACCCTCTTTATAAGCTTGCAGCACGTGTGTCCTTACAGGTAGTTTCATTTCATTAGTTGTGCTTTTTTCAAAATATGGATCTATCTTATACTTATTTTCAAAATCTGCTTTTGGCACAATCGCTTTCTTTAGTATAGTTACACCTTTTTTTAATTCTGTACCTGGGATATACATACCAGCAGAATCACTTGTCATTAAATCTTTGTAATAAGCTTTAGCTCTTGCATCAAAAGTTTTTCCTGCTTCAAAATATTTTTGTTTGCCGCCAAGTCCAGATTCAGTCATAAAAAATATTTCTTCTGGTGTTTTATCTAATGACTCTAAATATGATTTGCCAGTTATAGCTTCTAAATCTTTGGGTTCTAATGTGTATTCTGTAACGCCAAGTTTACTTAAGTCTTTACTAGCTTCAGCCTCTATTCTTATCGATGCAAGCTCATCTGGATTTCTAGCTAATATGGGATTTATTTCATCAACAAACTTGTTATATCTAAGTATTTTCTTTACTTTTTCTGCTTCTATTTTAGGGTTTACAAAATTTACATCTCTTCCAACCTCAGTAGCAAAATCTGATTGCACTCTAAAAATATCCATAAAAACATCATCTTCTTTAATATCAATACTTTTAAGTTTTTTTGTTATTTCATCTAAAGTTTTCTGCGATGCTTCTTGATCAAATCTTAGTTGTTCTTCTGCTCTTTTTAACGGCTTGTTAAATCCTATACCACTAAAAACATACGTATTATCACCACTTATTCTTTGTGGTAAATTACCCGCATCTTGTATTGGCACATTGTTTGGATAAATAGCATTGTCGTTTTGTAAACGTAAATTTTCATAATGATTAACCCTTTTTCTTTGCTCACCTGCACCACGGACAAAGAATAGCTTTTGTTGTTGTGATCTTCTTAGATCAGAGTTTGCAAATTCTATATCAGGGTTCTGTAATTGACCTGATGGAACGTTTCTTATTTGTAAAGCATCTCTTTGTTGACGTGCCATGTAATTATCAAGAAATCCTTTAGATATTTTTTCTGAGCCTGCAGCTTCTTTAATAAGTTTTGGGTGTATTTGATTAAGTTCGTCTAAAACGTTAAGTATTCTGAGTTCTCCAAGCGGTATTTCATTATTTGGGTCAGTCAGTGTTTTTACCCAATCTTCTGGCGTTAGCATATTTACATCTGGATCTATTTTTTTGTAGTGTCCATGTAAGAACTTTCTAGCTTTTGATTGTAAAGGTAACACATCCTGTGCTGTTTGATAGGCTAAATCTTTAGCTGGCTTAGAAACAAAGGGTAAAACCTCTGGTAATTCTACTTCAGGTAGATCCTTGGGTGCAGAAAGTTGTAACGGCTCTTCAACAGGGGGTTTATCGGTTTTCTTGGGAGCCTCTGCTACTTTCGTACCAGACTTTGTTACACCTTTTGCACCACGAAGGAATCGGAACAAGGGTACTAGGCTTAAGCCAGCTAGTCCAGCTAGGGCTATATTGCCTGCTGCACCTAGCCTATCTTGGTCTTGTATGTTGGTTTTAGCTCTACGACCAAATTCTCCAACTTCAAAGGCCGCAATAGCATCTCCAACACCAGGAGAGATACTAACAGCTATCTGATCTACAATAGGTAGTTCTTCAAAGTCACGATAAGCTTCACGAATGTTGCCTTCGGCTATCTTTGAGCTTAAATCTGAAAGTATTTCCTTTCTTGCAGCCATGTTTGGCTACTCAGATATAGATTCTAGTAGGCTAGATATAGCTTCTCTGTCACGATTTGATATGGTTCTAGCACTTTGGCCCATAGCTCCAAGAGTGCCCATCATAGGTCCTATTTTACTAGATAAGTCTGTTAAAGGTCCTGATTGCATTATAAAAGGATCATTTTGAGCCTGAATACCTATTTTTTGCTGTTGTAACTGGTCAATTTGGTCTGCAACTTCTTGTGCTCTACCAAATTCATTAGCATTTACAAGCATATTGTAAGATTTCATTAGGTTTTCTATCTGTGCATCTATTGAAAATATTTGACCCTCTGGTGACCTAGTTTCAAATCTAGGTTCATTGTCGGACATAGCAAGACCACCTTCAGCCATAAACACAGAAACAGGCTTTATCGCTTGTTCTTCAATAGTAGGTGGCATTTCTACAGGCTCGCCCATTGGATCACCAAACTCTTGTATATTTTGTAAGGCTTCTTGTCTAAGTTTTTCTGCTTCATAGCCTTGTTGCATTTGCATAAAATATGCCTGTGGTACTGTTGTAGCATCTTGCGCTGTGTTTTGTATTTTTTGGAGCATTTCATCAAATGACATACGTAATTGTGCACCCATTTTACCAAGCTCTTCTGGTGGTACGTCTTTTAGCATATAAGCACCTGCACCTACTGAACCTGCGCCTAAAGCTGCCATAGCAATATCTTCTGCTAAAGTGCTAGCACCAAGAGCTTTTGCTGCATTAGATAAGCCACCTGAACGTGGGCTTGGAGTTTTTAAGACTGTTTCTGCTAAATTTTGAGCACGACCAGGAACCATACGTTCCATTCTCATTTGTTGCATTAATTCTTTATTTCTAGCACCTCTATCGGTACCAAGCACTCTCTTAGCTAATTCAGCTGCTCTAGCGATACGGCTCATATACCAAACATCTCCCTAGCTTGTTGCAATTCTTCCATAGTTATACCAACTTCTTGCAAAAAAGCCTCTATCTGCTCATCTGTAGCACCTTGAGATACCATTTGTTGTAAAATTTTTATAATTTGCATG